GGCTGCAGCAGCAGACGCTCCGCACGGAGTTCAACGACATTCTCTCCAACCCCAAGACCAAGGTCAAGTTCATCGACCCCAAGGCTGCGTTCCGGCTCGTCGACCTCGACGATGTCGAGGTCGACGAGGACGGCGATGTCGAGGGCATGGAGGACGCGATCAAGGATCTCGCCAAGTCGCACCCGTACCTTCTCGTGAAGGAGAAGGACGATGACGACGATGACGACGATGACGACAAGCCCCGTCGCCGGAAGACCGGTCAGCGGACCGGCGGGACGCGGAAGAAGGGTCAGCCCAACCGCGACGCGCTGATCAAGAAGTACGGCATCAAGCGCTGATCATCAGCAACATCAACCATCGAAGGAAGGATCATCATCGTGGCTCGCTACGACAAGTATGACCCGATCTCCGGTGGCTTCCGAGCGCCGCTCGCGGCCGACTGGGGAAGCGGTGACGTGGGCCAGGTCCGCGCCGTTACCCTGGACGGCAACGGTCGTGTCGTGAAGGTCGCCGCCGCAGACACGGCCGAGGCCGCGCTCGTCATCGACCAGCCCAAGGCTGCCGGGGACATCGTGGACTGCATGACCGCCGGAGAGATCGTGGAGGTCGGCCTCGCTGCCGGCACCGTGTACTACTCCAAGTCCGACGCGACGTTGGAGACCGCTGCTCCGGCTGCGGGCGCCAACAAGGTCAAGATCGGTCGCACCGTCGAGGCCGACCGCCTCGTCGTTCGCGTCCAGAAGGTGCAGGGTGCGTGATGAACATCTCTCTCGCCAAGCACGCCGCTCTGTCGGCCGGTGACCTCAAGACCCTCCTGGGTCTCAACCGTGGCATCTACGGCAACATGCAGATGATGGCGCGGGGCTACAACGCCTCCGCGGACGTCCTGACGCAGACCGCCGATGGCCGCGATCTCAACGAGATCTGGAATGAGTTCCAGGCCACCGTCGCGATCCAGAACGAGGAGCGCCAGCGGATCATCGACCTGCTGACCTTCCCGGTGACCCAGGTCATCGAGGACGTCCCGCAGTTCGGCACCGAGGACTTCGAGGAGGCGTCGGAGTACGGCGTCCCGAAGGGCATCCGCCCCGAGGCCGACGTGCTGTCCCTCGGCTACACCTTCAAGTGGTACGACATCGCCAACCGCTTCACCTGGCAGTTCCTCGCGGAAGCCAGCGCGCAGCGGGTCGAGGCCGTCCACCAGCAGGTTCTGGACGCGGACAACCGTCTGCTCTTCAAGGAGGTCATGCGGACGCTCTTCCGGAGCACCAACCGCACCGCCTCCATCAAGGGTCAGAACTACAACGTGTACACGTTCTGGAACGCCGACGGCACCGTGCCCCCGGCCTACAAGGCGAACACGTTCGACGGCACCCACACCCACTTCCGGATCTCCGGTGGCGCGACCATCGTGTCGGGCGACCTGGACGAGATCGTGGATGACTTCAAGAGCCACGGCTATTCGGCCGAGAACGGCTCGACGATGTTCGCCCTCGTGAACGTCACGGAAGCCAACACCATCCGGTCCTTCCGGGTGGCCACGGGTGCTCGGTACGACTTCATCCCCGCGCAGGGTCAGCCCGGTCTGATCATCCCCGCGCAGGACCAGTTGCTCGGAACGGGTCAGGCCGCCAGCACCTTCCGGGGGATGAACGTCATCGGCTCCTACGGTCCGCTCCTCATCATCGAGGAGGACTACGTGCCCCCGGCCTACGTCGTGGCGCTCGTGTCCGGCGGCGAGGCCAACATCCAGAACCCGATTGGTCTGCGCGAGCACTCCAACGCGGGTCTCCGGGGCCTCCGCCTCGTCAAGGGTCGTGAGAACGACTACCCGTTGATCGACTCGTACTACGTCCGGGGCTTCGGCACCGGCGTTCGCCAGCGTGGCGCGGGTCTGGTCATGCAGATCAAGGCCTCGGGGTCGTACGCGGCTCCGGCCAACTACGCCTGATCGGAGGATCTGACATGGCTCGAGAGTTCGATGGCCCGCTGAGCAAGTCCGACATCGAGTGGCTGAAGGCTCGGTACCCCGAGTCCTACGTCGCCCGCATGGTCGACTTGCATGGGCTCAAGAAGGGCAAGAAGTCCCAGGAGCCCGACACCTCTGGGGACGCCGGAGACGGCTCCTCGAAGGGCGAGGGCACCGAAGGCGAGGGCCAGGTCCCCGAGGGCACCGAGGGAGCCGGAGACGGCTCCGAGGGCACCGGCGACGAGGACCTGATCGGCAACCCCAACGGGGACCCGAGCGGCGACGAGGAGTTCGACGTGGTCGGCTCCACGGAGGCCGAGGTCAAGACCTGGGCGGAGAGCGCCAGCGACGAGGACAAGGCTTCGGCCTTGGCTGCGGAGCAGGCTCGCACCGACCGGGAGCCCCGCAAGGGCGTCGTCAGCCTGCTGGCCTGATCAGCACCAACAACGGGAGAGGCCCGGCCCACAACGGGTCGGGCCTCTTTCGCTACCTGAGGAGGACACGTGGCTGAGGAGGCCCAGATCGCCGAACTCCGGCGACTGATCAACGAGCCGGTCAACGCCGAGCCCTGGACGGATGAATACCTCTCCGGCAGGATCGACGGATGGTCCGGCACCATGAACGCGCTCGCCGCTTCCCTGTGGCGAGAGAAGGCAGCGACCTACACTGAACTGGTCGACATCCAGGAAGGCAACTCCAACCGGAAGTTGTCGCAGTTGTACAGCCAGGCCCTCAAGATGGCAGACGGGCTGGACGGCGGATCCGACAGCGGAGCCGGTCCGGGTGGCCGACGGGTGTCTCGCACCCGACCGATCGAACGGATGTGACATGCCGGTCCCTAGTCTCGCCATCAACCGGAAGTTGACCAAGGCGTTCATCGACGCCAACCCCGTCACCCTCGTCCTCACTCCCCGGACGAGGGAGAAGAAGCCTGCCGGGGGATGGGCCTGGAAGGAGGGCTCTCCGCGTGCTCCCCAGGTGATGACGCTGATCGAGCAGACCGGGCTCTCTGGCCAGCCGAAGCCGGTCGTCACTGTCGACGGTGTGGAGCGTCGGGTCGAGTTCGAACTGCTTTCCGAGTGGGACGCCGGGCTCGCGGCCGGAGACGTCTACTCCTACCAGGGCAAGGACTGGGAGGTGGTGGAACTGTGGATCGACAACGGCTACGAGAAGCGGGCCATGGTGGTTGCCCGTGGCTAGTGGGGGACGGTCCCAGATCGTCTGGGACGACCGTGCCCTCGTCAACAAGTTGCAGACCTTCAACGCTCGGGCCGACAGGTTCATCACGGCGGCGACGGCCTACCACGCAACGCGGGCCGTGGCCTACGCTCGTCAGAACGCTCCCTGGGCGGACCGCACCACCAATGCTCGGAACGGTCTGTTCGCTCGGGCAGAGCGGGATGCCCCGGTCTATCGCATCATCATCGGCCACTCTGTTCCGTACGGTGTGTGGCTCGAGGTACGATGGTCGGGACGCTACCAGATCATCAGGCCCACCGTGGACCACGAGGGACCGGAACTGATGCGAACGGTCCAGGCAATGTACCAGAAGATGTTCAGGAGTTGACATGGCTGCAGCCAAGAGCGCGGTGACCAAGGCGGTCCAGGCGGAGCGGGAGAAGGCTTCCGCCCTCGACCTGCGTCGCCAGAAGCAGATCGCCAACCAGATCGACATCATCAACCGTCTAAGCGACCAGGGTGGCTACGACGACGTGATGCAGGACCTCGTGGCGCGACTCACGGAGGCCCAGGCCGCTCTGAACGAGGCCAAGGCCGAGATCTCCCGTCTCCAGGCCGAGAAGGCCGGAGGCTGACATGTCAGCCCGTGCAGCGCTCCAGACGCTCCTCGAGGGCGACTCGGTCCTCTCCACCATCGGAGTCGGCGCGGTGTACCCCACGAACTCGGTGGACACGCCGGACGAGGACCTCTTCATCATCATCCGCTGGGACCCGACCAACGTGGCCTTCGGTTCGCACGGCACCGACCGCTTCACTGTCTGGGCCCACGACAAGGAGAAGGACTACGGGCGCATCACCCAGATC